TTGTTGCCAATATATCTGTATTAGAAATCTCTAATAAAGTACCAGATATACTATTATTAACATACTCAACAGTACAGTTTCCGAACATATATGGCTTATTAGCTACGCTTATTTGTGATGGGTCGGTGTCTGTAGCCTTAATCAATTTAGAAGCATTCATATTAGGATAATTAGCATTTGTAGTAACAAAACTACTTACAGAACCATCTATATTAATAACCTTTTTAGCAAAGCAATTTATATATTGTTGCAATACTAATGAATTTAAACTTCCACCTGTGTAAGCCATACCATATCTAATCCATCCTTCTAGTTTAGTAGAAGTACTTGATAATAACTCGCCCTCTGCTGTAGGAAATTCAGTTGTAGGCACATACCCATAAGGCAATTCTATTTCTTTTGTATATTGATTTTCAGCATTTATGTAAGCATTAAACTCTTGTTTTTCTGCTATATAGGTTGATGTTAAGTTAAAATTAGTTATTTGACAAGTATCTAAACCATCATTTACCCAACTTATATATAATTGCCCAGTATTTTTAGTTTTAGGAAGTGTTATACTAAATGTACCCCCATCATTTCCTACATCAAATCCTGGTATTAAATAGCCATTACCATCATCTACAGTATTCCAAACAGGCTTACCACTTCCGTCTTTTAATAAATAGTAAGTAGATGAATCACCTATTACTTTTATTTTTAATCTACCAAACGCATTTGATATTGGGCTATTTGCACTTTTAAAAAACATTGAATATGTAAGGTTAACTGAAGCAGAAACCTTAGGTACGTTTTGCAGGTCTACTGTAGTACTCCCACCTCCTCCTACATATGTTATGTCTAATGTAGTAAAATCTAGTCTTGCAGGTGATGTGCTCCAATCAAAATATGTATAAGAAGAACCAAGACCAGTATTATATATAAAAAATGATTGAAAGGCTAATGGGCTAAGAGAATATACCATTAGATTTCCGTTATCAACTAAATTTTTATCATAGTTTATATTTTTAACTAGATTTATTTTATTGTAGCCTTTAAGCAATAATTTCATTTGACTATTGTCTATGAAATATAAACCGCTTGTATTACCTGTATAGGCTTGAATAGTACTAAGAGTATTTAAGTTGCTACCGCTTGATACAAGCCCACCAGCTGAATTGTATTGAGTAAAAAAATTAGTTTCATTAGCAAATTCATTTACAGATACTACCCACCACTTTCCACCTGCTTGAAATAATCTACAACCAAAAGACTTTATTATTTTTGTTAAAACATCATAACAAGATTCGTATGTATAATCTTGATTTTTGAATGTTCTTATAGGCAAGTATGTTTGATTAAAAGGCTCATATTGACTACCAGATGCTCTAGTTGTCATCCCTGTAGCATAATAAGAGCATACCGTCATTAAATTAAGATTTGTAGGAAAGTTTAATGAGTTTAAGGCAGTTAACATATAAGTAAGAAGTGACCTTACATTATTTGAAACATTGCTAACATTTGTCGTATATATAGGAATGTTAGCTAACATACCAAGCCCATCAACAGCATTGAACGATATTTGCCTTCTACCTGTACTAAATGATATTTGTATATTATCATTAAGTGTATATCCAACCCATTCTAAATCATCCCCTAGAAATAATTTAGCATGATATTTTCTATCATTACTACTAACAAAATCTGGCACATTGGCTAAATTGTCAGTAACATCTATTGTTACGCTTAATTGACTAGCAAATATAGGTTCAAAGGGATCATCTGAACTTGGTAAATATTGTAAATTTATATTTACTCCAGGGTATTCAATAACTGTTGGTGCAGAGCCTAAGTCCTCTTGTAAATACAAATAAGCAGTCTTATTAGCTTTTGTAGCAAACGTAAATTTATATTTATTATAATATGCCATTATGAACCATTTCTTAAGTTTAATGATTTTTCAGACCTATTCAAAGCTAATACTAAATCAGTTCCTCTAAGTACAAATTGACTATTATTATTTGCTGATGGATTAGGTTGTATTGTATTAATTGAATTGGTTGCTTTTGTAGCATCTACACCTGCACCACCACCTCCACCAAATAATGCTGAACCCATACCCATTCCACCAGATACTAAATTACCAAATGTAGCCACTGCCTTTCCAGGTTGAATTAAACCAGGTATTAAAGACATAATAGCTACTGCGATTGCTGCTGTAATAGCAACCTTTATTAATTTCTTAATAATATCTTGAAATGCTCTACTTAAAACCTCTCCAATATCTGCACCTTTTTCTAATAGTAAATCAAAAGCTGGCCCTAAAGCATTCATAATACCAATACCTATTTGTACAGTTTGAGCCATTAATTTATTAGCGTTATCTAATGCTGATTTATTTTGCTGTTGGACTAAATTTGTAACTGCTTTTGAATACTCTATTAACCCTAGAGAACCATTTTTAAAAGAAGCATCCAAACTAGCCCTCATATTTTCTTGAGCCGTTTTAATTAGTTCATAACTCCCTTCTGCTTCGCTTACTTCTGTTTGGTATCTTTCTTTAATTACATTTAAACTAATAGCAGAATTTTCTTTAATATTTTTTAATTGAAAAGCTAGATTATTTTGTACGTCTTTTTCTGCATTCTTAATATCTTGCTCATAGCTATCTGCAATAGGACTTGTGCCTTGATTCATACCCAAGGCTTCTCTTTTCCTCATTTCAGACATTAATTTTTCGGTCTTCTTAAGGTTGTCTTGGTAATCTTTTAATGCTTTTTTTCTTCTTGCTTGTTCTTCTTTATCTAAAGTATCTTGATATGTAGTAGATTTTATTCCATATTCTTTTTCAATACCAAAAGCTTTACTTCTAAATATATTGCCTTGAGCAATTCTTTTATTGAATTGAGCTTCTTGATAATCAGTTTCATATCCAGCTAATTCTATTTGCTTATTAGAAAAGTCTTCAGCAAGTTTTTTTGCAGTACCATATAATCCACCTACTCCTTGTAAAGCACCTGATGCAAAAAAAGCATTAGTAGCCATTGCTAGTTTGCCTATAACGCCAATTTGGTCTTCCCCATAAGCAAGGTCTTTTTTAGCTAATGCTTCCTTTGCTTTTTCATATTCTAAATCGGCTTTTGCTCTAAAATACTGTGCTTTTACATATCCTTCTGTTTTAGCAAGATATAATTGTTCTGCTTCATAAACACTTTTGGCTTTACCAAATAAATCACCAAGACTATCATTATACATTCTTGTTGCATCTCTCGCACTTAAAGTACCTAATCTTACAGCTGAAAATACTCCAGCCATTTCAGACATCTTTAATTTACTTTCTGATGTTTTTTCTGTAAATTTAGTAACAGTTTCAGCTGCCTTCTTTACATTCATATCAAAATATGTAATTGCAGCAACTAAAGCAGAAAATCCAAAATATGCAGCACCAGTACCAGTTGCTAATGAACCAAATAATGCTGGAAGGTTATTTTGAATACCTCTAAATCCATAAGGTAAATCTTGAATAATTAAAGCTAGATTAGTCCATTGTTGATTAGTCTTTTTAAGACTAGTACCTGACTGTTTCATTTTGTCAGTAGTTCTATCTATTTCATCCCCTAATTGCTTTAATTGTGCTGCACTTTCTTTAGAAGTAGTTTCAATCCCTCTTAGATATTCAGCAAATTTTTTAGCTGATGCAGGAACATTTCCTAAATCAAAGTCAAACTCAATTTTAATCATCTGATTATCTGCCATTATCCTATAAGTTTATTAATGTCCATATTTTTTAAGCACAGCCTTTAATTCATCTTCATCCATTACTCTAGGCTTTACAAAGTTACGAATATCGCAATCTAACTCAATTAGATCCTCTGGTTTAACTTTCTTTCCTTTAGGTAGTTGAATGTTAATTAAAACTGTTGTCTGCCATCTAATCTTAATCCATTTCTGTTCTTCTTCGTGTCTTTGACCATACCACACAAAATCTAACTCGGCCATCGTCATCTCCCAAAACAAATGGGGAAGCACTTTGCACTCCCCCATTGTATATTTCTCTATGTCAATCCACTCTAATTTTTTTTTACTCCATCCTTTTTACTTGACTTTGTTGGGGCTGTTTCTATACCGCTTTGCATACTTTCTGATAATGCTGACATCACCTCTTGGAACTTAGAGCTTCCCATCCCTCCCATATCATCTACCCAATCACACACTTCTATTTCAGTAAAGCTTGGTGTTATACCTTGTGAGTATAATGGATATTCAGCAGCAGCTTTCAGTAAGTTGATTATAGCATCTAAAGATGTTTGCCCACTTAAAGCCTCTCCTATGTCAGAAGGCCCTATGCCTTGTAATTGACAGAATCTTTTAAGACTCCACGTACAAAAACGCATCGGTATCTTCTTTCCATCGGAAAGAGTTAATTCAAATTGTCCTCTCATTTTGGTTTATTTTTGGTTGGTTATTATGCGTTAGTGGCGATAGTTAATGGCCCTGTTCCTTTGAAAGAAACTGAGTAAGTAACTGGATTCTCCATATCAGCAGTCATATCTACACTCTCGATAAATGCTGAACCTGAATAAATCACATCACCTGTAACTGGAGTTACACCACCTACTGTTGAGTTATCTACTGTTGTAAATTTAACTACAACCGCAGTTCTAGCTATTGCTAAAGCATTTAATTCAGCTGTAGTTACATAAGTAGCAACTGAACCAGGTACTACTGTAGCTAAACCATCAGTTGTTAAAGACCAAGACCTTTGACCACCAATCTCATCGGCCCATCCTAAACTTTGTTTAGTAGAAGCATCTGGAGTATCGATAGCTAAACTTAATGAACAAGAAGTAGCAAATCCTATTACTTCCGTCCCAACTAGAACCACTAATGAGGTTCCGTTAAATACACTTGTTGTTGCCATTTTATTTTATTTTTCTTTTATGTTAATTGATTCACGAAATGATCCATTGTTATCACCCTTCTGAAAACATAAGCTTCATTCACATAGTCAAAGGTAGCAATATTAGAGCTAACCCTTCTAGTTACTATCTTAAAATCAGGTGCCGTATTTGGGTATAAAGGAGGATTAACTCCTACAATTTCTAGAAATGCATTAGTATATGTATCTACTGATTTCTGCCCTACTTCACCTGCTTTAAAAGTCCTATAAACTATGTCAAATTGAATACTAACGTCAAAACCGAAGCTTTGTTTATTACTATTCTCTGCTTGT